CTTGTGGAACGCCAAGAGAACACGGTCCACATCGAGCAACCCCTATTCCCCGACAATGGCTGATTCTATCGTTGAGGGGGTCATTGACCAATTCAGGACAAGAGCCGAGCAGGGCAAAGCCAAGTACGGGACGACCATGGACCGCAACGACCTGACCCCGATGGAGTGGATTCAGCACTTACAGGAGGAACTGATGGATGCGGTGGTTTACCTGCAAAAGATAAAGACCCTTGAAAGAGCAGGAGAAGTTCATCCGAACCACGGCCGTAAATAAGGTCCGTGAGTTAAAGCGGTTCGTCAAAGGGGTACAAGGCGGTTCGTCTGCATCCAAGACGTATTCCATCCTTGCCGTTGAGATTGACCATTGCACCAAGAACCCTTACACGGAAACGAGCGTTGTAGCCGAATCCATCCCACACCTCAAGCGTGGGGCCATGAGGGACTTCATGAAGATTATGACCGTTACTGGGCGGTTCAATGCTGCCCGATGGAACGCCACCGACTTTAGGTACAAGTTCGCTAATGGGTCTTACATCGAGTTCTTTTCGGCTGACGATGACTCCAAGTTGAGGGGTGCAAGGAGGGACAGGCTCTACATGAACGAGGCCAACAACCTATCCTTCCACGCTTACACGGAACTGGCAGCACGAACCAAGCAGTCGGTCATTCTTGACTGGAACCCGGTCAACGAGTTTTGGTTTCACTCCGAACTGATGCACGATGAGGACGTGGACTTCCTCATTCTAACCTACAAGGACAACGAAGCCTGCCCCAAGAGTGCAAGGGACTTCATCGAGAAAGCACGGGTCAAGGCCGAAACTTCGGAGTATTGGGCGAACTGGTACAAGGTCTATGGCCTCGGTCAAGTCGGGACGCTACAGGGTGCGATATACGAGGACTTCGAGGTGGTGGAGGGTATCGATGTCAGCCGTGCGAAATTCGTCGCCCTTGGGCTTGACTGGGGGTTCAGCAACGACCCAACCGCACTCGTAGCAATATACCGCCAAGGGGACTGCCTGCTGATTCAGGAACTGCTCTACTCAACGGGCCTTACCAACCAAGACATCGCAGACAAGTTGCGGTCGCTGGGCATCACAAGGGCTTGGGAGATCGTGGCGGATTCAGCAGAACCGAAGTCCATCGAAGAAATCTACCGATTGGGGTTCAACATCAAACCTGCTGAGAAAGGCCCCGATTCGGTCAGGAACGGCATCGACATCCTGAAACGCTTTAAATTGCAGGTTACCAAGGACTCGACCAACCTGATTAAGGAACTGCGGTCCTACACTTGGGCAACCGACAAGGAGGGCAAGAACACAGGGGTCCCGATTGACTCGTTCAACCACGCCTGCGATGCGATGCGGTATGTGGCCCTTAACAAGTTACGGGTCAGTAACTCAGGGAAGTATGTTGTGGTTTAACTTTGGGGCATCAAACCCCTAAACAATGACATACACAAGAGAACAAATCAATCGACTGAAGCATTTAGATATTGAAATCACATTCTTTGACCGAGGATGCCTTGTCAAAGTGGGATGCAAGTCATTTGCCTTTGATAGCATTGAACGGGCAATGGCAGAACTCACGGCATACACGAAAGACCCGATTGGTGTATGCGAGAAGTATGCACCAGAGGAGTTTGTTGGACCAAAGAAATGCCTTCAAGAGCGATAAACCCCAAACATTATGAAAGACTACGTTGTACGCCTTTTAGACGAAAGAAGCGAACTTTACACAAAAATGGCTAAACTTTATGATTTTATTGAAAGCGATGAGGCTAAATCGATTGATAAAGTTATGCTTGGACTGCTTAGAGTTCAATATCAATCAATGAAAACTTATCACACCGTTTTAGACGAAAGAATAGACTTGCTGCTTAAATGAACCCCGAACGCATCCTTGACCTGCTAATCGAAATCGGGAAGACGCTTGCAGCCGTTTTCTTTATCATCACCCTTCTAACCCTCCTTTGGACCTTATGAAAGTCGTCCACTACTATCACATTTACTGCGGAGGCAACTGGCAGTTGATACTCAACCAGCACATGATGGCCGTGTGCAATTACGGGCTTATCAACGTCTTGGACGAAATCCGTGTCGGCATCGTCGGTCCACCCGAACAACGCAAAGCGGTCAAGGAGGTGTTGGAGAACTCGATGGTGGCCGATAAGGTCAAAGTCGTGGTTACCCGAACCAACGCTTGGGAGCAGGCGACGCTTACCGAGATGTACAAGGCGAGTCAGGAAGAGGAAGCCGTCTACCTGTACGCCCACACGAAGGGGGCAAGCGACCCGTCCCTCATCAACCAACTTTGGAATCGCAGCATGACCTTCTTCAACGTGGTTGCATGGGAACGCTGCCTGCAACTGCTCGAAGGAGTCGATGCGGTCGGATGTCATTGGATTACCAAGGAGCAGTTCCCTCACATGGCTGACCACAACAACCCGGAAGGCTACCCCTACTTTGGCGGTACTTATTGGTGGGCCAAGTCGTCCCACATCAAGGAACTGGGTGAGCCGGAACGCAAGCAACGCTGGCAGGCCGAACATTGGATTGGCAAGAAACCCGACACCAAGGTCCACGACACCAATCCCGGATGGCCGGGTCCCGAAAAGTTTGTAATCACGTTTTAGCATGAAGGTCCCTATCCTCATTACCAACTTTAATCTTTTCACTTGGCCCAAGGCAATGGTCAAGGAACTGCAACGGATGAAGGAATGCGGTCCTATCATTATCATTGACAACGGTTCAACTTACGGCCCTACCTTGGAGTGGTACGAATCGCTCAAAGGTAACGAGGACGTTTCGGTGGTCCGTACCGGGCAGAACTTGGGACATCTTGTGGCATGGAGGCTTGGGGTTGACAAAAGACTTAGGAATGACTTTGGCTACCCCGATTACATCGTAACCGACCCCGACCTTGACCTTTCGGCTTGCCCTGACGACACCATCGTACGGATGCGTGAACTTTGGTACGATTCGCCTTCCTACCCCTACATCTACCGAGACGAAGAAGCCAAGGACTTTAACGGAGTGCAGTTCAACGTCAAGGACAAGATTGGCCTTGGCATTCGTGTTGACGATGTTCCCGAAAACGCCCTATTCTTCCAACCTGCTGAACATCGCTACCACAAGCAACCGACCTATGGCAACCTTCGCTTGGCTCCAGTTGATACGACCTTCGCCTTCTACCATGCCGACACCTATCAGGTCTGCATTAGCGGTGCGAGGACGATGACCCCCTACGAGGTCAGGCATCTGCCCTACTATATCACACCCGTTGAGATGAACTCGGATTGGGAGTTCCGGCAATACCTTGACAAAGCAAACCACTCCAGCACGGCCAAGAAGATAGCCGATGGACTTCAAATCGGATAATATGCCATACTCACACCCGTTCCATAAGGACTTCGTTGCCAACCATATCCGCTCGGTTCTAACCGAATCCGACCGGGTGCTTGACATTGGATGCGGTTGCGGAACTTACGCCCTGCTGCTTCCCGAAATCAAGATGGACGGCATCGAGATTCATGAGCCGTATGTCAGCCGATTCGGTTTGCAGGACCTTTACCAAACCCTGCATATTGGGGATATTCGTGAATTTGATTTTTCGGCCTACACCTACCTGATTATGGGCGATGTCTTTGAGCATTTAACCTTTAACGAGGCGAGGGACCTGCTTACCCGAATGAAGGGCAAGAGGGTCATGATTGCCGTGCCTTATATGTACAGGCAGGGCGAATGGGAAGGGAATGTGTACGAAACGCATTGGCAACCCGACCTGACCCCCGAAGTGATGGCGTTGAGATACCCCGAACTGAAATTGCTCGTTGGGGATGCGGTGTACGGCTACTACATAAACTACTGACCCATGAAACTCCAAGACCTCACCATCGACCAGTTCCAGCGTATCGGAGCCATTGAGTTTTCAAGCGTCCTTGGGGACTACGACAAGCGAGCAGGGGTCGTTGCAATCGTTGAGGGGGTCGATATATCGCTCGTAAGAGAAATGCCCGCCAAGACCGTCCTAAAGCGTTACAAGGCTATTATCAGCGAGTGGAACGCATTGCCTGCGTTGGGTTACAAGCGAAAGTTCAAAGCCGGGGGCAAGTGGTGGATTCCGACGGTGTTCACGGACGAGTTGACTGCTGGGCAGTTGATTGAACTCATGGACGCAAACACGACGGACGAGAAACAACTCCTGCAGAACCTTCATCGAATCATGGCTACATTGTGCCGTGAGGGCGGTCTATTCGGATTCTTCCCGAAGAAGTACGACGGGGCTGCCCATGCCGAGCGAGCCGAACTGATGAAGAAACACGCCAAGGTGGGGGACGTTTGGGGCGTTGTCAGTTTTTTTTTGCTAAGTTCAGAATCCTACTTGAAAGTTTTGAGCGACTATTCCAAGCACCTGATGACGAAGGCAGGGGAGTTGACATAAGCCCTCTTGCCGGGTACGGATGGCTGATGGTGGTGTGGAGGATGGCAAACAAAGACGTGCTGAAATTCGATGCCATCTTCGCCATGAAGGCGGTGGAGTTTCTCAATTATGCCCTCCTGATTCACGACATTTTGGAAGCGGAACGGATGGAGGCGGAAAGAGCAAGAAGAAAGTAGTATATTTGCATTAGTCAGGTGGCGGAATTGGTATACGCCCCGGTCTAAATCCGAAAAAGAGTAGTGACTCTATGAGGGATGAAAACTGGGTCAGCTTGTAGGGTCACACATACATGGGTTACAGGTTCGAATCCTGTCCTGACTACACATTCCAGCACGGGGGACATTTACCCACATGGAAACAACCATCCTCGCCAATGGCAAGCCCGTAGGTAAGTTCGGCAGCGGTTCGATGAAGGGCATCGACCAAACCGCTCTTGAGGGCATTGGTTCAGTCGTCGGACCCAAAGGTGGAGGCAAGTCGCCAACCCACGACGTGCTGGTCAAGTGGATTGAACGGGTCATTGAACTTGCGAAGAAGAACCTCGAAGCAGCGAACGCAAACGCAGGGGGAACGCTCTCGGCATCCATCGCACCCGAAGACATCGAACTTTCCGCAAAGCAAATCGTCGTGGCCATCATGGCCAACCCCTATTGGAAGTACGTGGACCAAGGGGTGCGAGGCAAAACGTCAAGCCTAAAGGCTCCAAGGTCGCCATTCCAATACAGGGACAAGTACCCACCTGCCCAAGCCATGGCCGATTGGATAGCCAACAAGGAAAAAGCAGTTGTGCCAACCTATTCCCGTGAACTCAAGCGGATGCGGACGAAGCAAGAGCAGGGATTGGTGGATGGCAGGTCGGTTGCCTATTGGGTATTCCAACGAGGGACACGGGCCACGAACTTCATGTCTAACGCCCTATCCCCCGAAATGATAGACGTTTTGGTGAACACCATCGCTGAAACCCTTGGCAAATCCATAAGCGTAGCAACCAAACTATAAAATGGCAACAACCGTCCTTTCCGGGTCGCCTCTCGTAGCAACCCCCGTTTACAACAAGATGCTCTTCAAGGTCAGCGGTTCGCTGATTGCTCAACCGAACTACCGCTACGTCTGCGATGTGAAGAACCCAGCAGGGACCACCCTTGCCCGGCTCAAGTGCGACAAGTTGCCCACCACCAACTACGGCTTCTTTGATGTCGCCAAGGTCGTTGAAACCCTGATTGCACCAACCAAGCCATCGCTGACCCAAACAGGCTTCGTGGATCATGCCGGGTATTATTCAGGTTACAGGCTCGACTTCATGGAGGAATACGGAAACACCCCTGTCGTGCAGACGGGGACGGTTACCACCGTGTCGGGGAATGTTTCCTTTGCAGGAAACTTGGAGCAGTTAGAGTTCCAGTCCTACAATTCTGCGACTCGATTCCCTTCGGGTACGCTTTTGGGTAGTTTGGCTTTGACCACGCCGACCCGATTCGTGTGGCACTCCAACACCGAGGCGAGGTGGCTCGCTCAAGGGAAGGGAACCACGACGGCCAACTTTGACAAAGCCCTCATTCGCTACTACACGGCAGGGGGTACGTTGGTCCGAGAGTACACGGTCAACAACGGCCAACCAGCGGTGCAGCAAGTCGTCCGCTTTGGTGCAGGGCCGTCCAATATCCGGGCATTGACTTCGGGTCAAGCCAGCGACGGGTTCAGCGGTGAGTACCTATTCCCGT